TATTCCTATTATATTATATTATTATTCACCTTCCCACCACACTCCTAATCGCCGAGCGGCCTCCAGGGCCAGCGGGTCTAAAAGATTTATTCCCCACATCTAAATCTTTTACTTATCTTTGTATAAAAAATATATGATAACATTTACTCATTACAAGTTCGGTGGCACGCACGGAGATTGGAAAGCCACCATTATCTATTACAAAAAGGGCAGACGACACGAAATGCCTATACCTGCACAATCTTCCTATTTAGAACTTCGTGAACTTGTAGATAAAGAGAAAGAGATATTACTCACCATTTAGTGCTTCTTTTAGTGCTCTTAGTGCCTTCTTTTCGAGAGTTGGTTGTTTTTCACCCACATAGACTTCCTTGAAAATAAATCCATAACCTATAAGAGTGAGATAGTTCTGCATACGCTCATCTACTTTTATTCCTATGTTGAATGTTTTTTCGTAATGCTTTATTGTTGTGTGACAGAACTCATCTCTGACATTCCATTTATTATGGTCTATTCCAATCCTACGATATTTCATATACATAGCATAACATAGATTACATATATCTGTGCTATGCCTATTCCTCGGATGTTGCTCTCCACATCTTCCACATATAATAATACCCCCTTCTAATGGCACACCTGTATACATTCGGCTCACTGTGGTGCTATCGAGATTACACACCTCAATACGTTTTCGCTTTACCCTCACTACTTCTTTAGGAGTGCCCTTTAGAGCTCGTTTCTCTTCGAGTTTTTGTCTTCTTATGACTTGCTTTTCCTCTTTCGTCATCGAGGAGTGTTTTTTCCATTCCTCTCGCTGCTCTTCTGTCCAAGCCGATTTCTTCTTTCTTTTACGATTGAAATGGTCTCCAAGACCTCTACGTAAAACGGTGGCATATTTTCCACCATTATCAAGTCTTGCATCACCTGCACTCGCGAACGAACTGGCCCACTCAATCAACTGCTCATCTGTGTATTTTTTCCCAACATTCTTTTTAGGAAATATACCTTTCAGTCCTTTTCTCAAACAGCTGTGATATTTATTGCTGTCGTCTGCTCTCATATCTGCTATGGTATCGAATAAACCTATCCATTCAATAAGTTCTTCTTCAGTCCATACTTTATAATCTCTTTTCATAAACTACGTTTTGTCCTCGTTATATACTTTATTCATATGAACAGAATAAAGTTATCAGGTATATATATCATAAAGCACGCGCCTTCTGGGCGTTTTTACATAGGGATGAGCACAGATATTTTCGGCAGATGGGGTTCACATTATGGAACCATAAAAATGGCACAACATACATCCGTAGAGCTCGCGCGGCTATGGCTCGCTACAGATATAACAGAATGGTCTTTCAGTGTGTTGGAAGCTCATTCAATCACAAAATACAAAAAGGATGAAGGTTTGAAGGGAAAGGCAGCCGATGCAGCTTTTAGAAAGTTTCTATTCGGTCGAGAAAAAGAAGTAATGTCTTTATATCCAAAAAATCTGGCCCTGAATAAAGACAACAAAAGGTTCAAAGATTGATATAATATTGTGAGCGGAGCTTCTACTCAGTCTTATTCAAATGTATAGAAAGCAGAATGATGAATTTCATTCTGCTTTTTTTATTTAGTGATTGTTTGTTTATTGGAATAAGTTCCGTATATTTGTAAGACAAACGATAAACGATATGAAGACTTCACTGACACAAAAAGAGATTTTAGAGATTAGCAGAAAAACAGGTATGTCTTTCTTCTATAAAATGCCAAAGGCACATATGATGCAGTTTGTAGATGCTGCAGTTTCAGGACAAAACGAAAAAGCATTAGACTTTGCTACGGCTGTTATGTCGGCGACAAAGATGAAAGACAGAGATGTCCGTCTAAAGAAGATTGGTATCTAAATCTGCCTTCCGATATTTGGAAGTCTCGTTATCACATCTCCATTATCGTCATAATGTCTGTCGATACCCAGCTCTTTTATCTTTTCAATCTTCAATCTATTAGAGCCAGTGGCGATAACTTTACTTCTCGGTATTCTAAGAGCATCTGTAATCTCCCAAACACCTACCATATTTTCTATGTTGCCACTTCTTGCAGTTATTACCCACTTCTCACCACCTGTTCTTCTCCATAGGTCTTGCCCTGCTCTTGTAGACAAAACTCCATCAAATTCAAATGATGTTTTTTTGACAGCAAGAACGACTATTCTTTGTAACTTCTCATACTCACCGATTGCAATCCCTTGTTTATAGGCCTTTTCCTTAGCAATACCTTCTTGTTTATCATTACCACACTCATAATAATATTTCTTGCCCTCCTCACCCCAACGTGCGAAGCATCCTTCATTATCATTTCCTACATTTACTGGCATATTATTCTCCGTAATTTTCATAAGAGACTTTATAAATCCCCTCTTCAATAGTCGATGGTATCCTCACAGATAATTCAGAAATGATATAACTATCACATATCCCATCTATAAAACTCTTTTCAACGTCACCTACATTTATAGAAATAATGAAAGAGTTATCATTATTATATTGTAATAAATTAATTGTCGAAAATGCTTGTAATTCAATACTTAGTGCCTCAATGTTTATCATATTAGTAAGTTAATTTTATTAGGGTTTGGAAGTTATCCCTTGTACCTGTTGTTGGCATTGATATTGGATTATCCCAATATGCAGTCATACCTTTAGATGAAACATTGGCTACTTGGAATTGTCCAAAACCTGAAGTCCAAGCACCATCATTATTCTTCCAAACTATCAATAAGTTATTAGTTCCTGAATAACAATAAGGTGTATCAAAAGTTATATTAGTCCAGGCATAGTTATCCGTTATAGTTATATTCTTTTGAACGACTTTAGAAAGTGGTTTTACAAAAACTAAATCACTAAAGTCTGTTTTTGGTGTCGCAGCAAATGTTGTATTAGATATTTCACCAATCCATATCTCTTGATTATTGACTGTATAAGGTGTTGTGAATGACCTTGTGTAAAATGATAAACCTGTTATCTGAGATGCCGTTGGATTGAATTGTGATGGTGAATGTATCTGTGCACTCAGTGTATAGTTATAAAGTCCATAGAAAGGATGTATACCATTATACCCACTGTAAACACCAACTTGTTGTTCTAAGTTTTGTATTGGGTAAATACATCCTGAACTACCTGATGAACCAGAAGTCCCTGATGAAAAGATATCCATTAGTGAGTGTTCCCAAGATGCATTCTTTAGAATAAGTCCTTTTTTCAATGCCAGACCAACTTTCCAGTCTATATCCGCATGAGGTACGTTTTGATGTCTCGATATTGCCTCTATCCATGTGCCATTAGATGGTTCATTTATACCAAAGTGTTTAGCTATAGCTTGTATCCAGGTACCATTTTCTGTCTCAGTAATGCCTAAATCCTGTGCCCATTTTCTTATCCAACTCATACTATTCTATTATTTTTTTCATCTCGTCTTTGTAACCTGTAATCTTTTGTAAAAACTCTTTCAATATAACAAAGAAGCTCCTATTTCCAAGTTTCATACTATTCTCATCCATAGACTTCGTCTCTCCATAACACCATATACTCGCCAATCCTTTTGATAAAAGGTATTTTATTCCAAAAATAACACCACCCATTACGTGTATATCGATAAGATATGCCAAAAGAACGGTTCCCAGATATAGGAAAATCTTGCTTGTCATTCCTTTTCTAAGCAGTGCACTTCTGAAAGACTTTATTCCCCTCTTCTTTATACTGACATAAATCGCCATTATCGTGTCTGCTGTTATAAAACATATCAACAATATCACGAGACCTTGTATAGGCGCCAGAAAAGTCATCAATGTTAGCAAAGCCGCTTTTATCCAAGTCATATCCATCATTTATTTTTTTTCTACAAATATCATAATCCAGTTATGCCTGCACTGCCAAGAGACTTTCCCATCTGGTTGTGTCCAGTATCCACCAGCATATTTGAAGACTGATAGTCCAAACCCATTAGACATAGCGTTTATATCTTGTTTAGTGTAATATCTGTTTGCTCCTATGATAATCTCACAGAAGTCTCTCGTTCGTCCATTAGGAAGTATCTTTGGCCCATCTATACCTGCTCTGAGGTCATATCTATATCTTATCTCATATTTATCACCTATTGTCGGCTTTTTGATTATCGGAGTTTTTTTTGGAGGTCTTCCAGGAACTCCGGTCTTTATAGCAAGTTCAAACTCTTCAATGAGTTTATATGTCATTGGTATCTCATCGATTATACGAAACTTATGAGCAGGTTCACCGAGTTCATTCAGCAGTTTTATCTGCCTTTTGAGTTCAATCTCCTTTATCTCTCTTTTTAGAGACCTCTTTACGCTATCAATGTTTGGTATACACATATTATCTAAACTCTTGTTATAGATAAAGTATAAATGGTATACATTATGTTTACTATGACGAGAGAAGAAAAGATATTATTGGCGATTGAAAAAGGATATACCTGTAATCCGGAGACTGGGCAGATTTATACTGGAAGAGGTAAAGAAGTTTTATCTACTAATAAGGCAGGTTATATACAAATACAGATGCAAAAGGATGGTAAGAAGATTTGTTTATTTGGTCATCAATTTGTATATTATACATATTTTCATACTCTTCCAACCTGTATAGACCATATAAACAGAATAAAAAATGACAATCGTATATCAAATCTACGAGAGGCCACATATCAACAAAACAACTGGAATAGGTCAAATGTAAAAGGCTATTATATTGAGAAACGAAACATAAAAGAAACATGGGTGGCACAGATAAAATTAAATAACAAAACAATATGTCTTGGTTCATTCGAAACAGAGGCAGACGCACGCGACGCCTACCTAAATGCCAAAAAAATCTATCATATTATTTAGTATCTGTTTCCTGGTTCACTTCCGTTAGGACCGTAGAAATATTTATTCCTTCTCAAAATCCAGCTTTCGTGGTCTTCTAAATAGATGTCACTATCATAAGGTTCGTTGTAGTTAGGATATACTTGATTATGTGGATTTGTATCCTGTGTATATAACGGGAAGTCTATACTAAACTGACATAGGAAATCCTTTGCTCTCTTTTCAAAATACTCTGCTCTGTTTTTCAACTCCGAACGCAAATATTTCATATCCTCTAATGATGCTGGCTCAGAATATTCATCTCTCAACTTTACAACTCCTTTGTTTCTTATCTTTATGTGTAAGAACGGTATTGCTATTTCAGAACTCCTATAAGCGATTGATTGTTTTAGGATTTCAAAAAGTTCTGTCTCTATTGTGTTTAGAGTTCCAGCGATGAACTTTGTGTTCAAATCATCATAAAGATTTTTTCCGAGTATCTCTCTCGTGTTTATAATCTGGCACGTCTCTATATGGTTGGCCACCTCTGAAACATCTACGTTATTGTTTATTGGCGTTAGTTGTTTTAGGTATGATTGCGTAATCCAAGGTGTGAATGGCATATCTTTATTTTATTTTTTATATCGTAAATGGTGTAATCTTTACATTGACGTCAAATCCGTTCAGTCTCAAGATATCGTTTATCATTTCCTCAAACTTTATAGTGTCTGGCTTTATCACAAATCTTGAAAAACATTTTACTTTTGTTTCAAAATCTCCTGAGCCAAGCTGGCCCGGTATGCTCAGTCCGAATAGTTCTGGTGTAGTTGCACGCTCACCTGTAAGTATTTTCTGTGTTACCTGGTCTGCTATTACCGTAAACTGCTTGTCTACATTCTGAACTTCTATCGGTGTGATGTCTGGTGAAAGTTCCTTTCCGTCGGAAAAGACGGTCATTACTGAACCACTATTCTTCACACCGCCAAAAGACCTTTTCAATCCTCCGATGATATTATCTCTTTCTTCTTGTGTGTTTGGCTTTCTGTAAAACTTTATAAGAAGAGATGGGTTGAAACCATTTTCTATAAGACTTCTGTAATATAATCCAACCTGGCTTTCTAATGTAATCCAGTCGATTGCTCCTGTATATGAAGGTTCACCATAATAATCGTTGGCTACTTTTTGTCCAGGAATGTAAAGGAGTTGTCTGTGGTTCTCTCTATCACCTCTATCTAATGGATATACACATACCGCTTCTTCTCTTCTGTCTGTCCAATCTCTTTTGTAATACCATTCTGTTACTTTTCCTTCTTCGTATTTTCCACTTCTCAGTTTCGATACGTCTATTCTATTTACCTCTACAACTCTTGAAAAGTCGAGCGACCATATTATCTCTATAGCCATTGCACCAAATATCTGATAATCCAATGATAAGATACTTTTGTCTTTTTGAAGCTGTCCTAATAAAGAAAGTATTTTTATGTTTTCTGCCTCGCTTATCAATGTGGTATCATATGTCCATTCCTCTCCAACGACCATCTCTGCTTTTGTTTTTACAATAGCATTGTGTGTAGGACTTGTGTTGTATAAGTCTTTCAGGTATTCCGGATAAAGGTTATCACTTCCGTAGTTTACCCATTCGTTTGTCCTGTCTGCGTGTATATAAGGGAGGTCTGTCTGTATAGCAAAAGAAAATCCCTCAACTCCGTCTGATATATTTTGTCTCGTGTTCGGAAGAGTTACCGTTATCGGTGCTATCGTCTTTTCTTTTCCAAGGTTTATTCCAAAAATCTTCATTTTTATATTGTTTTTTTATAGCTCCTTGAATAGAAGTCGTCCTTCTTCTAAAAGGCTTGCCGTTCCTGTTGGAAAGCTTATTGGTCCGGATGGCATAGGTCCTACACATCCCCAAACTTCATAGTTCCATTGTGATGGGAAATCGTTATTTTCTCCGTAAAGCCATATGTTATATCCAAGATTTATCCAGTCGCCATTGGCCCCAGCCGATGCAGTGGCAGATGCTGTTACCGTTATTACAAACTCGTTATACCTGTCTGGTGCTGGAGATACATCCACCGTTGAACGCAGTGCGAAGTCTATATTGTTACCACTGAGCTTGTTTGTTATTCGGAAATAATAGAATAAATCATTATATGATGCCACAGACGGCGTATAAAAATCGTATTTCTCTTTTAGAGTGAAGACGACTTCCGTGTTTATTCCTGGATTTAGTGTTATCATATTGAAAGTATATTTTATCGCGTATTCGTTTATCGTAAAAAAGCCCGCGTGTTGCGAGCTTTATTTTTATGCTTCATTATAAATAGAAGTTATTCCTTATGCCAAAATCAAATAAGGTGATATTGCAGCATAATCAATCTCATAGGCTTGAAGCCTTTCAGATGCTGTAAATACCACTTCGTATCCATTTCTGTCAGTTTTCTGAACTCCTGTTCCACCATCTATTCCGGTAACTCTTGCACCTTCAATAAGGCCTATAATCCAATAGATGTTATTACTATCTAAAACAATCAAAAGGAGGTCTTTTTGTCCTGCTATAAGTTTATTTATATAAGTTCTTTTAGTCGTATCTCGCCTCGTTAGAACGAGTGTCACCACTTGATTGAAGTATGTTGTTCCCGCAGCTAAATCAATCGCTGTGGTCTCTTGAAAGTTACATACATTTTTGTTAGTTTCTATTTCAAAGAACGCGAATGTTGACACGGTTTGATTTGTGTTCGGTGGTGCAGGGTCTGACGATTGTCCAATCAGTGGGGTGAAGCCTAGGAAGTCAGGAACGATTGTTGTTGTGTTTGTACCTGCGTTGTATGAAGATGAAAGGACTGCTCCAGACCAGTATGTTGCTGTTACCGTTACACCATCTATCTGCATTACATTGTATGTGAAGTAAAACCATCTTCCTGTTGTGAATATAGATGTTTGATTACCCGGTATTGTTACCGATACTAATATTCTCACAAATCCTGAGGTGGCGATATTCACCGTTGCTACTGTTGATATTACTGCATTAGGACCAGCTGGTGTTATACCAGTGATTTCTCCACCAGTTATTGTTGGTGAAAACTCGGTAAAATCTGCCACCAGTATTTTTTTTATTCCTCCGGCGTTCAGGTCACACGTCTTAGCGAGAGGTGTGGTCAATCCATTACATATTGCCATTTTTATATTTTTAGTTTTTATAAGAAAACCCACTCACCGTTATGGTGGTGGGTTTCTTTTGTATCTTTTGTATCTTTGTTTGGATTATGCCAAAGTTACCAATGCACCAATAATCGCTGGGTCTACTTGCCAAGCTTGGTCTGGTTCCATTGCTGTAAAAGTTACCGTATATCCATTTCGGTCTGATTTAGCGACACCAGTTTGTCCGTCAATCGCTGTTACATAAGAACCTTCAGAACGACCTGATAGCCAATAGTTTCCATTACTATCTAAAATGATAATAAGTAACTGTTTTTGTCCATCGATAAGTTTGTCGATAAATGTTCTTTTAGTTGTCTCACGTCTTGATAACTCTAAAGTTATGATTTGATTGAAGAACGTTGAGCCATTAGCCAAATCGATATTTACCGTTTCTTGAAAGTTACATACGTTTTTATTTGTTGCGATTTCAAAGAAATCCACTGATGTTGTAATAGCAGACAACCAGTTTCCAACCTGTGGAGACGCTGCTGCTGCTTCTGTATAACCCGTAACATTTGCGAAATCCGTTACGAATATTTTGTTGACACCTCCTGCATTTAGCTCACACGCTTTTGCTAAGGCTCCTGATAATACACTACATATAGGCATTTTATATTGTTTTTGTTTTTTATGGCATTAGGGGCCTAAGCCCCATTGCCTCTGTTTTTAGATTATGACCAATAGAAAACTACTTCTGAACCATAGATATAGTTTACACCAAACTTGAACTCACCTGTCATTCTAACAACTGGAACACCTGTTACGGATTTTTGTGGTAAAATCTGAACGTCTTCGAAATCAGATACTAAATCCGTGAGTAAAAGTAAGTTTGATTTTCTTGCAGCAACCATATAGTTTGCTGTTGCCCCTGGTGCTACTGAAAGTTTCACATCTAAGAAGTGTAACTCACCATAGTTTTGCATGTAGTATGCTTCAGATGATGCAGCAGCCAATGCTTGTCTGTATGCTCTATGAACTGTAGGAGATATGAATATTCTCATATCATCTTCTAAGATAAGTGCTTGTGGAATAGCGTTATAAACTTTTGTTAGTTCAGCGATAACGTTAGAAGTTGTAATAGAAGCAGTTCCAAGTACATCGATTACTGCTGCGTCTGCTTTGAACTGTTTGTAAAGTCCGTCACAGATAGATAATGGATATGAAGCAGTTGCACTGTCACCAGCCCATACCATTTTCTCTGTATCTGCAGATACTTTTAGTGCTACTTGCTCTAATAGAAAACTTTCAACAGATGCTGGCATGATTTCGTCATTGTTAGAACCTGGTCTCAAAAGTTGTGATAAATAGTCAGTCTCAAAAGTTCTTTGACAGTACTCTAAGTTGATTTTTACTGGACACACTTCCAAAGTTTTTTGCGATAATGTGCCTTCACCTTGTCCAGAGAAAGAGCAATCAGCATCAGCAAGTATATTACCAATGTTTAGTTGACCGATTTTCACTTTTGATTTTACGTTAGGAATAAGCTTGAACTCACTTTTAGAGTTACCTGTTAGTAACGCGTTTGCATAAAAGCCTTCCAAATCTTTACCATAGAAAGTCGTGTTATCCGTGAACGCTAACTTGAAGTTTGATTTATTCATTTTGTTTTTTATTTTTTTTTGTATATACTGAAAGTATATTATGGTGTTATTTCGTAGATTTTCTCAATGATTGTAATCTTTCGATTACTCTTTTTTCATTGTTTTCTCTTTCTTTCTCTCTATCGTTTTTGATAGTGATACTCGGTGCTCCTGCCATAGAAGAAAGCATCTCTACTTTGTCTTCAAGTGCTTCTATTTTTTTCAACATAGCATTTTCTTCGTCTCCTTCTGCCTCTTCTTCAACAGTCTCTACATTTTCAAGTTTATCTAATCTTGATGTAAGTTCTGCGATAACTCCTCTAAGTTCGTTGAATATAGGTTCAACAACCGATAAGACATCTGTTCCAACAGCTGGTGCTTCTGCTACCGGCTCTGCCATTTCTTCTTCTGTTCCTGGAGCAGCTTCAGCGATAATCTCTGCCACTTTTCCTTCTTCTATGATGATTTTAGTTCCATCTTCAAGCTCATATTCACCTGCATCAGCAGCTACCTTCGTGCCATCTTCTAAAATCAAGAAAACTTCTTTTCCAACAGCAGCATCGCCTTCCCAAGTCAATGTTAGTCCGTCTTTTGTTTTTACTTCCATTAGTTGTGTTTTTATTTTATCGGCTTGTGCCGTCATTTCTATGAGTTCAGTTCCTGCCATAATCTCAACAGAAAATCCTTTTACTCTTTCGGTCTTCACCTCGTCTTTCCAAAAGTCTTCGTCTTTTATTTTGACACCACCGAACCAAGTTCCTTTTGGAAGTGAAAATCCCCACTCGCTTGATTTGTCTGTTGTTCCTGTAATCCAGTTTTGAAGAAGCACAGCCTCTACTTTTTTGTCTGAATGTTGGAAGTTGAATACGTCTCCAAGTTTACTTTCGTTGTATTTGTCTGCTATCGTCTGGATAGTTTCTTCATCAAATACGATGTTGTATTCCTGTCCTTTTTCGTCCATCCTATAAATAAGTTTGTTAGGAATAAGAAGAGGTCCGAATAACATCTGCTTGTCTTTATTAGCAGCGAATGAGAACTCTTCTATCTGCTTTGAAAGTTTTATCCAGTCTATTTCTATGGCTGGCTCGTCTACAAGAGATACTGCGTATACTCCTGTTGTATCGTCTTCTGCGTTTACGATTATTCTATAAGTCGGAAGTTTTTTCTCCATAATGTATAAAGTATATTTTTTATTTTTTTCGTAGATTTTTAGAACCTTGTTCTCTTCTGTATTTTACTTGCGTCTCTCTGTGCACTTGTAATAGAACTTTCTTTTACATATGTCTCTATTGGTCTTGAAGCCCACGTTTCGAGTATATCCTCCAATCTCGACATATCATATGGTGCCGCTTCCTGCATCATCGTTGGTGTAACCATTCCTCCAGTTGCCATCGGGAATGCCTTTCCACCTCCTGCTACGTTCATTGCTGATAAAATAGGTGCGAACATTTTGGTTGATTTTGCATTTATCACACTTTCACCATTAGATAACTTTGCATTTATTTTATCATCTGTTGGTCCACCCGGTCCAGATACGAAACCTCCTTCTGCGAATGCTGGAATATATTCTGCTGATAAAATAGCAGTTTCGGCTATAAGTGCTTGTGCTCCTAAAAATATGGCCATAGGTGCTCCAAATGGTCCTAATGTTCCCCATGCCTTTGCTATTGCGAGTGCGTATTCTAATCCAACAGATATGGCTTTATTGGCTTTATCTGCATCAAATCTTTTCTTATCAAGACCTTGTTGTTCGGCTGCTGCCTTATCCTCTGCATCTTTTCTTTCTTTATCAAAGCCATCCATAATCATTCTTTCGACCTTTTCCGCATTAGTCATATCAGAAGCTGCTTCTTCATATGCTGCCTTTCTCGCGTCTATTGCTTCTATTTCCTGATTTAGGTTTCTGTCTATTTCCTGAGACCTTTTATCAATACCCTCCATATAGTTATCGAAAAGAGCTTGTTGAAGTGCTCTCTCTATATCCATAAGAGCTTCTGCATTTTTTATCTTTCTTTGTTTTTCTTTTTCCTCTTGTGCTATCTGCTCATCTGTCCTTCCTTTATAGAATGCAAGCATATCTGCCTGAGACTTTTTACCATAAGATACGTCTATGGCGAGCATATTTTCCTTATGATTTTTTTCTATCGTTTCGGTGTTTTCATTATATTCTTCACGGGTAATCTTTCCTGTTTCAAATAGTTTGAACTGCTCAAATAAAGCATCATTGTAAGCGGTCTCTTCTGCTTTTGCGATTGCCTCATATCTTTTAGTAAGTGCATCATTCATCGTGTTGAGCCTACCATCGAATATGGTTCCAAACATTTCTATACCAAACTGATTAGCTTCGTCTGTTACGGTAACTGCGAACTCCTTGAATGTGCCATCTGCTTTTTTCAAAGTCTTCATAAGAGTTAGAATATTTTGGTCACCTCTCTCTGTAGCCACTTTCTCAGCATTCTGAAACAAAGTTCCCATATTCTTATTGATATCCTCCTCCTGTGCCTTTATAAGATTGTTCTTATCTTTATAAATAGCAGCAAGTTGTATATTAGTCTTTGTTGCATCACCGAGTGTTTTAGAGTTATATTCCCTGTTCAAATCAAATAGTGTGGCAAGGTTTTTCTTTGTTGCTTTTATGACATTGGCTTCGATTGAACCATCCTGCTTCACAATCTTTTCAAGTCCTTTCGGGTCTTTTGTTATTATTTTATTCAGGTAATCTGCAGTTTTTTTGGCACTCACCATACCTTGCTCCCACTCATCCATATTTATTCCAAACTCAACCTGTCCGTCTCTCAATGCAATGCCTATTTTATTCGACATGATGTCTATCTCTGTTCCAAAATCATCGACTTGTGCCTTTGCACCTGGCAACTGCGTATTCAATATATCAGTAAAGTTTTGGAGTTCAGTCACAAAGTTAGTGGGTTTTTTCTCACTAATAGGTGCAGGTGCATTATAAGCCAGTCTGCTCTTTTTTATCAACTCTTCTGCCTTTTCTATTTCCTGTTGTTTCTGCTTTATTTGAACAATTTTTATATCTATACTCGCTTTATCAATCTTATTCTTTTTCTCTAAGTCTTCTATCGTATCTTTTATAGCCTGTCTCTCCGCTGGTTCGATGACGGCTGCCCCAAAGTTCAAAACATCTGAGCCATCCAACTGCCTTTTCATATTTTCGATACTCGCACCCTCGCCTTTTAGGAGGTTTAGTTCTGTCCTTTGTTTTATTTCGTTTTCTAAAATAGATATTTGGCTTCTTAGAAGGTCTGTCTCTTCTTTGGCAGTTTTTCTTTTCTGTGTAAACTGCCCCTCCAAATCTTTTGCGAGTTGAGAGTTCTTTATTTTTACAAACTCATAAAATCTCTCATACTCTTCAGTTGATAGTGCTATTCTTGTAGTTTCCTTTACCTGGTCCTTTACCTTTTCAAACTCTTCTTTCCAAACCTGTGCGCTGTCTTTGGCAGCTTTCGTGGTGGCAGATTGTATAGCGGCATTCATTCCAGTCTGTGCTTGAGAAAGTTTTGCTCTCAAAGAAGGTGTCACATCGATATAAGTATTTAGTGCGTCATTATAAGACTTCGCAAGTTTTACCGGGTCCATTTCAGACGCGTTCTTTGTTTTGAATGTTATATAAGCAGGACTTTTCTCAAAAGCGTCTCTTATGTCAAGATTTAGCTTCTCATAGTCATCCATATACTTCTTCGTTTCAATCTTCAAGTTGGCATCAATCATTGCCACTCTCTCTATGTAGCTACTTTTCCACCCATCGAGATAGTTTTTAGTCGTGCTATCTTGAACGGATTGTATATAATCTTCTATTACCTTTATACTCTTAGCATTGGCTTCAGCATATTCCAATATGGCTTTCTGCTTCTTTTCTTCTTCTAAAAGTGCTGCCTTTCTTTCATCCTCTCCGGATTTCTTTATAGCTTTCAACTTATCACTCGCCGCTTTTGCCTCATCTGCCTTCTTTTTTGCAGCCGCATCTTTAGCATCCTTATCTCTTTTTATTCTCTCCTCTTTTTCCTGTGCAGTCTCATCAGATAACATCTTCGCGTTTGCATCTAGGACCTTATTGGCCTTAGCCTCATAACCAAGTGCTACTCTCTCATTGGCAGCTATCTCCTCGTTTAGATTATCTACAACCTTTTTAGTGATGGCTATAGAACGCTCGTCACCGGCGTTCATTGCTGATTTATATTTCAACATCACGTTTGATAAATCTGCTCTCTTCTTTTCATTTTCAAATCTCTTTTCACTTGCTTGTTGTAAAAAAGTTTCAGCCTTAGCCTCATTGATTTTCATAAAAAGTCTTTCCTTAGCAAGTCTGGTGTAATCTTTTACTTGTTCATTTACTTGTTTTAGGAATAGCTCTTCATCGGTAAGATTTTTCAAAGATGTTCCGTATTGCTTGTTTATCTTTTCTATAGCTATTGCTCTTTCTTCTGAACCGGTTTTCATTTCTTTTAGTGCCTTTACACTTGCTTCAAATGTCTTTTGTTCAAGGAGAGCATTCTGGTTCATTTTCTTTATCTCTTCATTTAGTCCTTTCTGTGCTTCTTCTGCTTCTTTAGAACCACCTGTGAAAGCCCATAACGCCGCTACAGCGGCTGTAATAAGACCAACTAATGCAAGAACAGGGTTTGCCTTCATAGCAGTGTTTAGACCTTGTTGTGCGACTGCTGCTTCACCTGTTGCGATTGCTTCTGCTTCTTTTGCCACTGCGTCCATTGTAGAAGCCACTGCTTGTTCTTTGGTGAAAAGTGCACTTATTTTTCGTAAGCCATTATTCACAAGGAGCATTGCCGAACTTTCTTTCTGAAGCACATTAGCGACTGCTTGTATACCTTGTAATATACCCATCGCAGATTGAACTCGTAGTAAGCTTTCTTCAAGTTGTTTGTTTTCACCTCCAAATAGGGCTGCTGCACCCTGCATTGCCGAGAATGCTCCTGCTATTCCTGTTCCAATACTCATAAACCCTTCAAGGTTCTTCAAATCACTTCCAAGGTTTTTAGTCCTGGCGTTCAAATCTCCAATCTTGTCTTGTAGCTCTCCTGCTGCTTTCGTGATATTATCAAATGCAGTTGAACCTTCATCTAACTGTAATGCCGCAGATTTTAGTTCACGTAGTGCTTTTTTCAACTCACCTACGGTCTTTGCACTATCCCCTGCGTCTATCAGCGCCTTTATCTTGATTTCCTCCATTGTCTGATTTATGTTTATATAAGTATATTATTACTCGCCTTCGTTTTTATAATCTCCACATTGTAACGATTACGGATGGTATTCCTGGAATAGTATTAGGTGCAACTGCTTTCAAATATACTGCGTCATTATCAACTAAATACATTACATTTAGGTGGTCTCCTGCATTCATATCAACTACAAAGTTCCAAGAAGGTATTGCTTCTGCTAATGAACCTTGTATAGCTACTTCGCTTGCTGAGTATGGTATGTCTACACCATTCTTTCTAAACCAGATAAAAATGTGACTTCCTGCACCTGATGTTTGGTCGAGTTGAACTGAGAACTGAATGTTATATACACCATCATATTGTACTTGAAAGTCTTTATTAGTATTTTTTACAATACCGCTTTGTGTTCCTGTGCTGTTACATAACATTGTTGATGCCGTGCCAGCAGTTGTAGTTTGATTTGTCGTGTGATACCAAGAACCATAAACCTTCTTATTCACATCTGAAGTATCTGAACTAATCTTATAAGTCTCTTCATACTTTAGAGAGTATGTCGCTCCACTTTGTGTATATCCAAACGCGAGAACATCTATGGATTTATCCGAGACGTTCCAATCCATTATATACTTTCTTTTAGTATCTTTTATTACGATGCTCATATTATTTATTTATGGTTGTATTGCCATAAGAGCTTGTAGCTCTGCATATATTTTTA